TTCTTAAGCATCGTTGGTGCCCAGGTGGCAACGATGGTTGGGGTCGTATTTTTGATTGATAGGAGAACAACCAATGGCAAGAGTAGATTTACACAACTTTTTTAAGTTCTACGACGATAGAAACCCTAATCATATCAAAGCAATTCAGTGGTTAGAAGATAATCTTCCAAATGACTATCTTGAGGATAATGCAGACTGGGCAGAGATTTTTAGAGGAAAGTCTGGTGGTGGAGCATCTGCTGCTTCATCTTCTGGAGATGTATGTCCTCACTGTGGAAAATCTTTGGGAAAGTAAATAGCGGCAGTGGTGCTTCTGTTCCTGCTGTCGCAAGTGGTGGTGATGATGTCCCAATGATGGGAATCAAGTTAATTAAGGAATTTGAAGGATGTCATTTATCGGCATATCCTGATCCCCTTACTGGTGGACTTCCAATCACAATTGGATGGGGTTCTACTAGAGATAAGAATGGGCAACCATTCCAAATGGGTGATAAAATTACCCAGCAAGAAGCAGATGAATTATTAATTAGTCAGTGTAAGAATCAGTTTCTTCCTGCACTTCGTAAAATTCCACATTGGGGAGAAATGTCTGATGGTAAAAGGGGAGCACTTCTCAGCTTTGCTTATAATCTTGGTGCTGGTTTCTACGGTGGCGATAACTTTAATACTATTACTAAACGCCTGAAAAATAAAGAGTGGGATTTAGTTCCTGATGCTCTTTATCTCTATCGCAATCCTGGATCAAATGTAGAAGCAGGTCTTGCTCGTAGAAGAAAAGCAGAAGGTGAAGCTTGGAAAAAAGGATAAATAGTTTCAACCATTGAGTTGAAACAACTCAACCACACACCACGGTGAGTTGCGTTTAGTAGTTCTTAAGGATAACTGCTAAACCAACCACCGCATTTTTATGTCTAACCACACGCAAAGGGCGCTTGCTGCAGCGTCTGCGCTTCTTATTGGAGTGCCAGCAATATCACTTGCAGATACGATTTCTGGTACAGATTTTGAATCTGGAGATACTTCAGGATGGAATACTGGAACTCAAACAGGAACATTAGATAGCACAATTACTGGGCAGGGAACTGGTATTAGTGTTATTGATAATCCAGTAATTTTTAATGCACCTTCTCATGGATCTATGGGAAGCCCAACTCTACAAGATGGTTCTCCTAATCCATATTATTCACCCGCAGTAGAACCAACAACTTGGGAATTCTCTCCATATGGTGACTCTGGTGCTGCATTACAACCCAATGGACAACAAACATTTGACCAAGCAACAGAAGCACTTGGATTAACACCAGAAGAAAATCAGGCAATCAAAGACCTTCTCATTCAACAACAACAGCAATCTGGATTAGGAAATCCAACTCCTACCGATGCTGCTTGGATTACAAAGTCAGTTACATTGGAAACTGGTAAAGTTTATACAATGTCTTGGAACTACATTGGAACTGATTATGTTCCATTCAATGATGGTTCCATTACTTCACTTGTGTATCAGGGAACAGGTTCATCTCCAACAGTAACCGTCAATAATCAACTTCAAAACTATGCATTACTTGGATTTACCAATCCAGGAACAGGTGACTATTCAACTGGAACTTATGGTTCTACTGGATGGCAGTATTCAACATATCAAGTAGGTGCTGATGGTGATTATCTCTTAGGATTTGCAGTATTCAACCTTGGAGACACTGCACTATCACCAGTTCTTTTAGTTGATAGTCAACCAGGAACTACAACTGCAAACGGAGAGACCTTTACTCCTGTTGCACCTAACAATCCTGATGCACCTTCTGTTGATGAAGTAGCACCAACTCCTGAACCTACACCTGAACCTACACCTGAACCAACTCCAGAACCTACACCTGAACCAACTCCAGAACCTACACCAGAACCAGAACCAACTCCTGAACCTACACCAGAACCAGAACCAACTCCTGAACCTACACCAGAACCAGAACCAACTCCTGAACCCACACCAGAACCTACACCAGAACCTACACCAGAACCAGAACCAACTCCTGAACCACCAACATTATTAAATTCTGTAACTTTTCCTGCACCTGGACTTCCTGTTGTTTCTAAAACTGAGATAACTCATACTGCATCTGAAAAGGATGGGGTTCAAAAGATTAGAAGAGATTTTGCAACTACAACTGAAACTCCTTTATTGCAGCAAGATACTTATAGTGATAATACCGTAGTTTATTCTTTACTTCTTTCTGTTGATACAAAGAATACTCATGATGTTCTTTCTGGACGTATTGACCAACACGAAGTCTTAGACAAGATTGGTGGAGGATTACAAAATCTCTTTATCTATGAACCAACGGAGCCAACCACAGATAGAGTAAGAGTATTTAATAACAACTATTATTCTTGGTCTTCTGGTGATTATGGATATTCTGGCAAGTCTCTAATCATTGGTGGTGGATTAGAAATTGATATCAAACCAACCTGGACTATTGGTGGACAGTATAATAATGTGAATATTGATTTAGGTGGTGTTGATAGCACTTCTAAACTTCTCAAGAACCATTATGGTTTCTTCAATATGTTCCGTGGAAACACAACATCACTCTTAACAAATGTTGGTTTCTCACAAAACAAATATAATGTATCCAGAAATGTTCAGGGTATCTTTAATAATGAAAGTTCAACACAAGGAAAAGAGTGGTTTGTTAATAACAGATTATTCTGGCATCTCAATAAGAACATAACTCCATTTGTTGGATACACTATTGGTAATTATCAGAGAGATGGTTTTACTGAAACTGGTTCCATTCAGTCCAGAAGAACTGTCGATGCTATAAACAATACTTCACATTCAGGTGAGGTTGGTCTAAATATTTCACATCGTTTTGGTGGAAAGAAGAGGGATTTATTTGGTATAACTGTTGGTGGTTCCTATGAAACCAGTGGGATGATTGAAGCAAATGCTTCTGCTGATTATAAAGAAATGGTAATTATTGAAGGAATCCATCAAATTAATGATGGAGTTTCCAACACAGTAGTATCTGCAAAACTTAAATTTAAGTTCTAGAATCCTAAATATTACAGACTTCCTCATATGGAATGATGGACAACCAATCTAAAAAGAGAGAGACTTGTATGAATACTGTGATTCGTGTTGCCATTCTTGGATGGGCTGCTGCTCTACTTACCGCAAGTTATGCAGGTATGCTCTCAAAAATGGATCCGACCTTTATTGCTACTGTCTTTACAGCATCTGCTGCAACCTTTGGTATCAATACTATGAAGAAGGGTGACGATGATGATGAAAAAAAAGATGAACCAAAAAGAGAAGAGTTTGTAGAAACTCCTCCTCCACCTAGACCAGTTTGGGAAGAACCAGTTCAAGAAAGAACTGAAGAAAGACCTTTGGTTGATGCTGGATATTCTGAAACTTCGGAAACTTCTCTCGAAGAAAGAGTTGAAGCACTCGAAGCAAAGGTTGATGAAGAAAAACCATTCCAAAGGGGAGACCTTTAATGAGCAAGTCAAAAAATAAAGGTTCAAAAAAAGGAACTTCTAAGCAGAATCAAGGTAATGCTTCTGCTAAAAAAGCGAAGAATGGTGGAAAGAAAAAGTGATTGAGTTTATAACTTTGTCCATTGTTGGACATATGATTGTCGGACCAAACTTATGTCAGACTGATTTTTTAGGTGATACTCAAATATACACATTTACATACTTATGCCAAGAGAATGGAACACTCCTAAACGAGAGTGTTGGAATGCTCCCATCCACCAAATACTTAAAGCAATAGATAATCACACCCGTCTTTTCATGAAGACGGGTGATTTTTGGCATGAAGAACAGGCCCAGATCTTGAGAAAGTATGTAAAAGATTTGAAAGTCTGGATACACAAAGAAGAAGGATGGTGGGATGAATGAAAAAGATCCTAGCAGCAATTGGATTATCACTAAGTTTATCACTTCCAGCAATAGCTGATTCACTTGCACCCAAACAACCAACAGTAAGACCTTACAGTTTAGAGGCAATGGGTTGTATGATACTTTTAGAATGTACTGAAGGTGTTGAAAAATTATCAGTAGAAACAGAATTTTTAAAAAACCCTGATTTTGATCCTTTCAGAGAAGAAATAATAAGAATTATTACTGCTCTTGATAAACTTGAAGTTCCTGTTTATGTTGCCCCAGAAAGGTATTTTACTCCAAGAACAGTAGGACTTTATAAACCAAACTATAATCGTTTCTTTATTAATGAAACTCTTTTGAAAGATGAAAGAGAATTCTTAGGAACACTTCGTCATGAAGGATGGCATGTTGTTCAAGATGCTATGGGTGGTGGATTAAAAACATCTTTCATGGCACAAGTGCATCAAGATTCTGAAATTCCTTCTTGGATAATGAAAAATACTAGATTGACATATGAATCAATGATGCAAAGTCGTGCTGTTCCTTGGGAAGCAGATGCCAATTGGGCAGAAGAGCAATTAAATCAGACTGCTAGATATCTTGAGATGGCAGCACAAGGTCCACTATGGGAACAGGTAGAACCAACACCACTCACAAAAGACTGGTTAATTGGTTGTGGATTTATGAAACCAAGGGATGGTCTGTATCCTTATTATCCAAATAAAAGAGTTCAATATTGTACTGAAGGTAAATATTGATGTCTGAATTTCCTTGGGGAGTTATTATAATATTATCTTTTGGACTTGCTTTTACAGCATATATTATTTACTACATATTAAGGTTAGCATATTTGGAGATGAAAGATGAAGAATCTGGCACTCATTCTATCAGCGACAAGTCTGACGATTAGTGGATTACTATGTTATGGTGCTTTTGTAACTTACAAAAAGGCAGAATCTATTCTTAATAATCCCGAAGAATTTGTAGGAAAAGTCGTAGAAAATCAAGTAAACAAAGCATTTGAAAAACTACCTATTCCTAAACTAAATACTGAGAAGTTTAAGTTATTCTAAAATGTCAGATAAAGATCCTTATATTTACCGCATTCGTCATGTCCATAAAGTAGTAGATGGTGATACCATCGATGCTGATATTGACTTAGGGTTTGATATCTCATTGACTAAAAGAATTCGTCTTGCTGGGGTAGATACTCCAGAAAGCAGAACAACTGATTTAAAAGAAAAAGCACTTGGTCTTGAAGTTAAAGAATGGTTAAAAAATAGATTACAGTTTGCCAAAGATATTGTAATTCGTACAGAACTCCCAGACTCAACTGAGAAATATGGTCGCATTATTGGACATTTATTCATTAATGGTGAGTCAACATCCCTGAATAATCAAATGATTGCTGAGGGATATGCTTGGGAATATGATGGTGGGACTAAGAAAAAAGATTTTGCTTTATTGGAAGAAAGAAGAAAAAAATAATTTGTTAGGAGACCAGAACGAAGAGGACGTAAAAAATCTTTACAATTTGATATTTTTTATTAAATAGTAAAGATTTGTTTAAGGTGTTACAAAATGACCACGGCACCAGCAAAGGATAAAAGAAAAGAAGAGAAGGATAATATCTTTCTAGAAATTCTTTCTAACGTTTTAGTTCAATTGCCAGTTATGGTTATTATGTGGATTATCTCTAAGTTTAATTGGGATTAAATTGATAATCTAGCAGATAATTTTTTAGCAACTTTTTTAGCAGGGGCAAAGAGAGGTTTAAATCTTTCTTTGCCTTCTTTTGTGAATTTATCTTTTATCACATCATCAATAATGATTTTGTTATCAATCTCATAGAGAGTATTGATTTCAACTTGGTCACGAATGTATTGTTCTACATTAGATACTTGTTCTACTAAACGAGTTCCTTCAGCAGAATATTCAAATATGTTGATATGACCTTCTTCGGTCATTACATAATGCAATACTGGTTTAACTTGTTTAATTTTAATTTTAAATTTGTTCTTTGTTGCTTCTTTGATTAATGGTTCTGCTGCATTCTTTAAAGCATTCAGAACAGCTGTAGATGCTATCGTCGCAGCAGTAGTGACTACTGCGACAGCACCAGCCGTAGCAACAAGAGAAGGGTCAGGTAAATTAATATCGACTCCATATGCTGAAAATGTAGGGGTTTTTGGTTTATCTGCTGGTATTTCTGCAATTGGTATTGGAGTTTGAGGTGGGGAGGTTTGAGTAATCTGAGGCAGTTGAGGGGGAGGGGTAGTATCTGGCAATCCTCTCTCTTTTTGCTTTTCTTCTTGCTGCTGCTTCTCACGTTCTGCTTTTACCGCAGCATCAAATTCTGCTTGAGTTGGAACATTAATTACTGGATAAGGTATCCTTGTATTTGGGACATCAACAATAGGAACTTCCAATCCACGAACGACTGGTGCTTCTACACTACGAAGTGCTGGTCTTTCTATAGTAGAAATTACAGAAGGACCAGCAATTCTATTGGTGTTTGGATTTGGAATGTTAATCGGATTATTTCCGATTATGGGTCTTAGATTTGGATTGTCAATTAATCCTATTGGTTCCATTTACCACATCCTCAACTTTTGGATATTTCACAACAATATCTGCACAGATTTTATAATAAGGACTTTCTGGATGGAACATTATTCCATTTTTGTGTGCTTCACCACACTTTAATAATCTAACAAGTTCAAAATCTAATCTTGCTTTATCGGTTTCTGCTTGTTGTCTAGCAATTTCGGTTTCTGCTCTTTTTTTGCATAAGTTCATTAAGGTTCCATCTAGTGGAATATTGAGTCCAGCAGAAATTCCCCAATTGCCATTACGTGAAGCAAAACTTTCTGGGTCATCACTATCATTCCCACTGTTCATGGCAAATGGAGACACGGAAAATGTTGCACCTTGGCAACTTACTCCCCCACCATAAGTATTTACTGCGTAAGGACCTTGAAGAACTTGGACTGCTTGGTTTGTTACGTTACCAGTAGCAGATGCTGAGGGACCTGCAATATTTGTATTACTTGGTGCTGGAGTGCTTTGTGCAAAAGCAGTTCCAGTTGAAATTATTGCGTAAAGACAGAGATTGATGTAGTGGTTGATTGTGTTTCTGTAGTGCGATCTATCCATGTTTCTTTTGCCACTCCAGGGCCTAGATAAGTTTCACTGAACTGGAATGGAGCACCTTGAGTCATAATACTGTAATTTGCTCCCTGTTGAGGAGTGCCAGGAATATTAATATTAGTTCCAGTCACAGTATAAGATGTGCCAGTTGTATACTCAACTTGGCGGATTGTTTCTATTACTTTTGTAGTAGATTCTGTAGTCGCATTGATTGTGCCCCTAGTAAAATTAGGCACAACACTTTCTGCTAGGGAAGGACAAGAAAACCCTAGCAGGAATAAACCTGCTAGGATATATTTCATTTGAATACGCTCAGTTCAATACTACGTTGTGCAGTTGCTGTGGTTCCTGCACCACCAGCAGTAACAGTAGGAACACCAGTAGGTGATAGGGTTCCTGCGAGAGTTCCTTTATCTCCACCGACTTGAGTTACACTATCTCCATAAAGATTTGGAGTTCCAATAACACCATTGGTGACGGTTTGTGTTGTTACTGGAGTATCTGCAGCATTGAAACTTTCTGAGAAGGTGAATGCTTGTCCTGGGGTATTGATGTCGTATGTTCCTGCACCACCAACACCACCAAAGGATGTGGATTGGATGTTGGTTCCTGATGCAGAGTATGATGCTCCTATTCTGGTTGATTGAATAGCAGCACCGTCAACTTTTAGTTGTACAGAATCGGTAATTCTGGAGGTGATTTCAGCAGCACTGACTGGAATGGTGAAGAATAACGAAAAAACCATTAATAGTCTTTTCATTTTTCCTATGGTGATAAAACTAGAAGTATTTAGTCCAGACACATCTGAAAGTGTCCATATGCATTGACAGAGACTGGAAGCCGTGCTACTATAAATAGGTAAACAAATGTTACGGATTTCTCACAAAACGTAACATTGTTAAACACCCCCCAAACCGAGACCTATAGGGTGTATAAAAACGTCTCTCATACCCAGTCTGAGGGTGACTGGGGAATAGTAACTCCACCATTTCCCTGATGGTCTTACTACTTTTTACGAAAAAAATGACTGCTACAATTTCACGTCAACAATCACAATCGAATACTTGGGAACAGTTCTGTAATTGGGTTACCTCAACCGATAATCGTCTTTATGTCGGTTGGTTTGGAGTCCTGATGATTCCTTGCCTACTTGCTGCTACAACTTGTTTCATTATCGCATTCATCGGTGCTCCTCCTGTGGACATTGATGGTATCCGTGAACC